GTTCATTTAAATCTTCAGAATTTTTCATAAATGATACTTTGTCTGAACCAAATACACTTGAAGCTATTTCAACTACTTTTTCAAAGTGTAACTCTAATGCTGTTTTAGGTTTTTTAGTTAATCCTTCATTATTAAGATTATTTGGTTTAATTTTTATTTCAGTAGGACTTGGCTGTACTTCAAATACAGTATCAACAGTATAACTACTACGTAGATTATATGGATTATCTTCTACTCTACTTTCTGTTGTTTCTAATAAGTTATTGGCAAAATTTATTAATTCATCTATATTATCCATATCTTCTTCATTATCCATAATTATTAAATTAAAAAAGCCTCTGATTTCTCAGAGGCTTTGTGTTAATATTAATATTAATTTTAGTCTTCTAAACTATCTATAATATCTTGAGCATCATCTAATAAAGATTGCTCTTCCCAAGATAAAGGTCTTTCATTTGATTCAATTTCAGAATTACCTGTTAATTCAATCATTATAGCATCAATTCTTTCATTAACTTCAGAACGTAATGCAGAAAGCATTTCAGCAATTTCTTGAGAATCTACAGCACCTGATTTATTTTTCTTAGCAAATCCAAAAATTGTAATTTCTGTATTTGGTAAAATAGCCTCACTTGATTCAAGAGTAACACGAGTTTCTTTCAATACAAATTTTAAATCAGCTGAAATACCTAGTTGAGACTTTAAATCTCCCCAAGTAGAAGCTGCAGACATGATTTCTTTCTTTTCGTTATTAGTAGTTAAAAAATAAGTTACTTTTCTCATTTTGTTTATGTTTTTATATTTTATTAATTAAATTTATTAAGCGTTTTCTGAAAATGTTACATCATCAACATATTGAATAGAATATTCAGATGCGGATGTATTTGTTTTACGTTTAACAAGTAATCCTGCTTGTTCCATTAAATTTTTAGCTTCATTAGTTGTAATACCAAAATGAGTAGCTATAAAATTTAAATCTTTACCTAATCCTTTAAATAAGGCTAATTGAGTTCTTTTAATTGTAATAACTCTACGTTCTGTGTTAGTTGTTGTAGCTTCTACAACAGGTGTTGTTTCTGTCATTTTAAATTAATTTTTAAAGTGTTTTTTGAATAATACATATGGTTTGTTTTTTTATCTATTGCACCAATATCTTTATTATGTTTAAATACAATTACTGGAATATCATATTTTGATATAATTTTATTAGCTGCGTGTATAGATTTAATACATTGATTAATAACATTTATTGTAATTGCTTTTTTAGTTATTATAAGCTTTACATTGTCATTAATATTAAATACTTTATTACCATTTAATAGATTTTTTTCTATTTTCATAAATTTATTTCTTTACATAAAAAATCTATAATATCTTTAACATTATATCCTTCTTTTACTAAGTCTGATGGATCTTTAGGCATACCAATTGGATTTATTATATAATTTAATTTTAAATTATTTTGATATTTTAAACTAAATTTAATTCCTGGACTATCATTATTCATATAAGGAACAACGTTTTTAAATCTAAGTTTTAATTCATCAATAACCAATTGAGATGGTAATACACCTTCAGCTGCAGGAGCTATAGATGTAAATCCATTTTTATATAAAGTTATAACATCTTTATATGAACTTGTTATAAAAAGTAAATCCCCTTTTTCAGGTAAATAATTATAACCTTGTAGTAAACTATCTGGACAATTACCAAACCATTTATATTCTTTAGATTCATAAGGCTGTAATATTTTATAAGTATAAGGTTCATACCAACTGAAGTTATATGCAAAACCTAATGTTACTTTAAATCTATTACCGTTAATCCAATAATAAGATATTTCTCTAATATTCCAATATAATAAATCTTGTTCAGTAATATTATATTGTTTCCAATAAGCTAATCCTTCCTTACTAAAGTTTTTATATTTAACCCTTATTCTTGCTTTTTGTTTATATGATGTTTCTCCACCTCTTGATTTTATAATTATATTAGGAGATATTGTATTTTTAAATACTATATCTTTTACTCCTAAATTAAAATCATTAGCAATAACAACTAAAGATTCATACTCGGTTAAGTTATATTTAGTTTGTACAAAGTTAAAACAATCACCACCATTACCACTACTAAAACATTTATAAAACAACCTTCCTGCACTATAAAATATAGAGCAAGAAGGAGTTTTTTCATTAGTAAAAGGAGATCTGAATTTTTTATTTAATTCAGTAAAATCAGGTATATAATGTTTAAATATTTGTTCATCAGTAAGATTATCTAAAATATCTTTTTTATTAATTTGAGATTTTATTTTTATCATACTGATTAGATATTATTTATTTATTAAAATGGTAAATCGGTTCCAGAATCTTGTTGATTATTAGATTCAGTTACATTTTCAACATCTGGAGTAATTAAATCAGGAGTAAATACTCTTAATTTTAAATCAGACCCATAGTGAGATTTGAATTGACTATACTCATCATTAAGTATTTTAACTAATCCATCATAACTATTTTGACCTGGTTTCATAATATATTTAGTATACACATCTTGATAATATACTATTTTACCATCTTTATCTGTTTCTTTAGCACCTAAAAGAACTTTAATACCGTTACCCATCTTTTTACAAGCATCAGCATAGCTTTTTAATTCTTTTACATCTCCATTAACAAGTTTATTCCAAGGAGTTTCAATATTACAAGCATCTCCTTCTTTATCTTGATATGGTTGAGTAAGACCTAACCATTTATAAAGTAAAAGAATTAAAGATTCTTCACCTTTACGGCATTTTCTGATACCATCAGTTTTAAACCAGCTATAACCTGTATCAGTAGAAGTAGCATAACAAGTCTGTCCATAATTATTGATAAATTGAAATTTATCTCCAGCTTTATTTACTATTTCACCATCTTCTAAAAAGAAAGTCATTTTAGTTTTAATAGCTTTTTTCTTAACTCCTTCAGATGTTATAACTTCAGCATGTGGATTAGACATATAAAAATCTAATCTAAGAGTAGTCTTACCATCTTTTTCACCAGTATAAACAGGTTCTTGTTTAGGGTTATAACCTAAAGCTTTTAATTCATCCATTGAAGGATTTACAGCATCAATAATAAATGTACAAATACCAGTATATATTTCTTTACCTTCAGATTGTGTGCTGTTCTCTTTAATTTTATCTAATAAACTCATATTAATTTATAAAAATTTGATTCCAATTATTTGTTACTATTTCTCCATTTTCATCACTTTCTGTCAATGTAATAGTTTTACCACTAAGATACTGACATCTAGTACCATCTTCACCACTAAAAGATGCCATTAACTTATTACCATCACGGTAACAATACATAATAGTATCTACTTTAGAAGCAACGATGTCTTTAAGTTTACCTGTAAGATTAATTTCTCTAGTGAGTACTTCACTATTTAATCCACTGGCTAAAAGTTTATCTTTCACGTGGCATACAAAAATTGTTCTTGGAGAAAGTAAACAAATTTTGTTATACCAGTCTAACATAACTTCACGGCTATGTTTGTAACCAAAACCTTGACCCATTTCATGTACTGACTCAAAGTTAGGATCTGTAGATGGTATTCTTTGTCCTTTCTTAGGACCATCTTCATATACATTCCATTTCTTACCTTGAGTTTTTTCCATAAAATTTAGAGTACCTATAATCTCTGACCAGTCGTCTAACCTAGTATAAGTATCTATAACAATACATTTATATTTAGGAGTATATGTTTTATCTTGAGCATTATATCCTGCCATATAAATAGCTTTACATATCTCTCTAAATTCTTTTGCTTGTTCTTCAATTGGTTTGGTAATATCTATTTTAATTTTTAAAGCTTCAACATAGTCTGAACCATTCTCAGTGTCAATAATTAAAGTATCATCTAACAAACTTAAAGCTGTTGTTTTACCTTGTTTAGGTTTTGCATAAAGTAAAATCCTATTAGGGCTTTTATTTGAAGCTTGTATTTTTGCTGTTGGTAACTCTATCATTATATTGCTGGATTAAGTCCTACTTCTTGTTGTTCAGCTTTTTCTGCTGCTTTTAATACAGCATCTAATTTAGCAATTTCAGATTTACGTTTTTCCTGAGCTTCTGCTAATCTACCACAATCTACGTGATCTTGTAAATCCATAAAGATTAATGCTTTTAACATTAAAAGTTCTTCGTCTGAAAAAGGAGAAAGTTCATAACTACCTGTAGGTATTTGTTCAACTTTACCTTTTACTTTTACCTCAGTAAATTTAGGAACAGAAATTGTTGTATTTAACAATGCTGTTAATACCTCAATTCTTTTTTGAGGGTCTAATTGGTTTTCTTTCATATTTATTTGTTTTTATTAATTACTAATTAAAATCTCTTTCTAATAGATATTGCTGTAGTTTATCTCTTAAAGTTTTATCATCCACATCTCCTAAACTTGACATATTCCATCTATCTAAAACTTTATAAATTATACCCATATAAGATAATTTACTATCATTTAAATCTAAAGCTACTTGATTTATTAAATCAGATATTTCTTCTTTAATTGCTAATAATTCTGATTCAGAATTAAATTGCTTTTCTTCTGTATTTATAGCTAATATAAATTCAAACCATTTATTCTTTATTTTTCTCAACATAGTCATTTATATATTCTGTTAAAATATTTATTTTATCTTCAGGTAATTTAATTAGTTTTAATATAGCATCGCTAACTTCAGCAGATACTTCATAATCATCTTTAGTAGTCCAAGATTCTAAAAATTTATTTAATGACTTACAAGAATTTAAAGCATCTTTTACACGCATTTTAAATTCTTGTTTACATTCTTTATCTATCATAACTGTTTCAGCCCAAGCTTCAGTTTGTAAAGAATGTATCATAAGCATTAAAAGATTATCATCACTTTTCATTATAAATTTTATTTCTATTATCTATACCTTTATTAGTTTTTATAGCTTCTAAAAGCATCATTAGACTAGCTATAGCATGACTAATATGATGATTACCACTTTCATCTATATCCTCACCAATCATCCAAGAATGTAAATGTCTTTGACAAGCATCATAATATCTTAAATAATCTGTACCTTTACTATAATTAAATTTATCGTACTTTTTAGCACCATAGTTAAAAGCTTTTACAGTTTCTAATAATGCTAATTGAGGTAAATCACTAAATTGAGGCTTACCAGAATCATTCTTTTTAAAATCTTTACATAATAATTGTTCTATGTCTTTCATATTATAAATCTAATTCTTCTTTAATTTGTTTTTCTACATAAGCATAATGATCTCTTGTAATATCTTTAACTCTTGGATATTCTTTAAAAAATCCACTAGCACCGTGAAAATATAAAGGAACATTTATATGAGCAATACCATCACGATTTTTAAGAACAGATAAATTTCTATAATAATCTTGTAATTGAGTTATTTTATATCCTTTATGTTCTTCTATACCATATCTATTAGGTGCAAAAAGACCTAATACAAGATTAGCATCACGTTGAGTAAGTTTATTATCACCTAAACCATCTAAAGAAGGCTCTAATTTACTTTCTATAGATTGTCCTTTAAAAGTAAATTGTTGTTTTTCTTTATCAGATGCTTGTTGTTGAATCACTACTGGAATATAGCCAAATCTATTTCTAAGAGTTATTAAATCGTGACTACTTAATTTAGTTATAGATTCATGTAAATCTTTACCTTTTTCTGTATTAATAAGACTTATATGGTCTATAATTATAAGCACATATTCATTAGGATTATTAGGTACATAATGATCAAAAACTTTTATAGTTTCTTTTATCTCTCCTGTAGAATTATCAAAAATATGTTTATCTTTTTTTACTTCTTTACCATTAGCTAGAGCATAAGAATTTAATTCTTTATAAATACCATAAGGATTTATAGTTTCATCGTGAATTGTTATTATATCTTCTAATACTTCAAAGTAATCTCTAGTTTCACAATATTTATCAAATAATTCTTGATTACATTTATTTTCTCCAATAGATTGTAATTGATTTACATTAGTATATAATCCATAATCTTTATATAATTTAAAACAAGCCCATTTAAGTATTTTACTTAATTTATCCATTTCTAAACTATAATAAAATATTTTAATTTTTATATCAGATTCAGGATTATTTATAATAAAATCTAATGGAGAATGCACAAACATATAATCTGCTAGTTGAGTTTTACCAACACCGCTACTAGCTGACAATAAATAATATTTCTTTTGTTGAATACCTGGAATAAATTTTTGAAATCTAGGTAATCCAAAAGGAATACAATTTATATCATTGTTCATATTAGATCTGACTTTATTTACAGATCTTTCAAATAATTTAGACATTTATACTAAATTTATCTTCTGAAGAATTAACATCTTCTTCATATAATTCCCACATTTTTTCATCTAAAAACTTTTCTATATTTACTAAAAAAGCCATTTTGTTTCTATACGTTTTAATATAAGACTTTAACCCAGATATTACTTTATCGTGTAATCCAGGTTCTTTCTTAATTAAAGACGTATATATTTTTTTAATCTTTACAGCCTGACTTGCTGTAATTTCTTTAGCTCTTAAAGGCCTATATCCACCATTATCATTTGGTACTTTTAAAGGATATGTCCCCCAAAATTCATAAAATTTAATATCAATATTAGACTCTTCAAAAAGATTAATTGCTCTAGGTCTTAATGCTATACCATCAGGTAATATATTAATCCAACCTCTTTTTTCTAAATCTTCAAAATCTTTTATATAATCCCATTCTACCTCTATTTGAGTTAATTTATGATATTTCAAATAAAGATAAATATATTCATTTGGAGTTAGTCCTAAATTTATTAGAGAATTAAAGTCTATTACCGTTTTAAAAAGGTGATTCATTGTTTTTATTTTTTACTTTAAAAAGTTTATAGCTATATCGAATTATTACATAATTACCATTAAATTGTTGTTTTCTAATAGTGTATGTAAAACATAAATATCTGTCATTATTTACATAAAATGATATATCAAAAATGATAGCTATTACAAAAATAAAAATAAAAGTTAATATTATATTAGAATAAACCTGCATTTTTATAAATTAATTTAATGTCTTGAAATTCAATATTAAAAATACTATCATATTCATTATTAGTAATTTTATTTGCTTTTTTAATATTAAGCATTGTTGTTTTACTATTAACTAGTTTTATAGTATTTTTAATATTGAGTTTATTACTTTTTTTCTTTATTATTTTTGAGGTATTGTATGCAACTATTTGTGTCATAATGATGTATAAATTCAAAAGATTCAAAATTTTCAGTCATTTTAGCAAACCATTTAGTTTCTACTGTTCCTGCTGTAACAAATATAAATACATTACCATTTTTATTACCATCTTTACGCAATCTCATTATTTAAAGTGCTTTTATTAGAGTTATCAACCTCTACACTTTTCTTAAATTTCTCTAAGGATCGGACTATATCTTCACTATATTTCCAAATATATCCGCCAGCCTTTTTACGTTTACCGTTTAAAGCTTGAGATATATTATTTATTCTCAAAATATAATGCCCACTTTTTCCATTAAATTTTGATATATTTAATGTACTCCTCTTCACGAGGATAGTCTCTACACCTTCAACTGATTAAATATCAGAAGCTTGGCTCGGTATTGCCTTATTTGTCTTTCAAAACTTAGGTTTCACCGAATTTAATGGGTTTAGGCAAATTGTTTACCTATCATTTGAGTTATATCTTTTTCAACTGAATAATAAGACATAATAACAGCATTAGTAAGACCTTTTAAATTTGCTCCTTGCTTTAACATTTTAAAAGAACCTATTATATCGTATTCACCTGAATCAAACTTATTTCTAATATCTGAATTTTTAAGTTCAGAATTTTTACTACTTATTACATTTGGTGTTACTTGTAATAAAGCTTCTATACTATTACCAAATACAATAGTTTTATCAGATAATACTTCTAATAGTTTTTTAGTTACTACGACTTTAGATGGTAAGTTGTATAATATTCTTGCTCTTGCTGAACTAGTAACTCTTAATTTAAATTCTTTTATACTAGCTGGTAAAAATAAAGATTTTTTAAATTCATTATCCCAATAATCATAACTATTTTTTTCAGTAGTTAAAAATTGTTTAGTTTTACTTCCTGCCAAAACATTTTTTGTTTGAAAATCTAAATTATGATTTATTACATGAATATTAAGTTTTCTTGCTGTACCATCTTCTTGACCTTGGTTTACTGAATACTTAAAACATATTGGAGCAATATTATCTATTAGTTCTCCTTTAGTTATTTCTTCACCACTTTCTGTTTTATATACAGTTTTACGATTAATAGT